AACTACAAGGTAGTGTAACTAGCAATCCTTTAAACGAAGCGTATTTTATATGCGGAGTAGACAACATGCCAGGCACCAACGCCGATAGCATGAACTTTGAGGTTATCATAATGTATAATGTTACGTTCTCTAACTTGATCAAAAATCAAACTCAGAATTAAGCGAGACCGACGACTGTCGGGTGTAGCGATAAAGAACATAAAACCCGGGAAAGGGTAAGGGTACAGGTTTACTATTAAAATTAGAGTTGTGCTATATAGATAGTCTCGTTTAGAGCATTTAAGTAATCCGTATAGTTAATAAACTCTCTTTGAACCCCTAAACTTGGCATATAAATCCATTTCGAAACTCGTCTTACAAAAGCTTCGAAGTAAACGTCTTTATACCATTTCGAAGGCTCTGTATTCGAAGTAAAGATAAGCTTTTTCGAGGAAAACTGTATTTGACCTCCTTTCGTTTTTACTAATAATGGATATCGATCTGCAAGACGAAGTAAAACATCCCATTGAAGCCATCCGTAGAATTCATCAAGACACACCGCGTCCTGGTGCGCGTAGTTGTCCCACCACTTCCCCCGTTGCTTCCAATAACATCCCGGGAAGCTTTCGTTGCACCAACGACTTTTTCCAGTACCAGTCGGACCATGTACGACGATCACCTCCATTTCCCAGTCACGTGGCTCTACACACATTAAACGATAAGCACCTAAAGCCCTATGAGATCTGCACCAAGTGTCAAAGTCGAAGTCCGCGATTTGCTTGCCACTCCATCCTTCATCGATTAGTAGTTTCAATTGAGTCAGCTTGGAGATCTTTACTGTATTCAATGTCTTCAGAAAAGCACTCAACAACTGAGACTTATCGATCCCGTACGATACCAAACCGAATCCCTCCAAGGCTTCAAGGCAAAGGTCGAAAGCCGATTCGGGTTCACCGTTCTCACCAATAAAATCTTTTAAACAATAAAGTATTGCTTGTGACTGATTACCCTTCCTTATTTCATAGTGACCCTGGCCATTCCAGTTGCGCAGATGCGACAGGGCCACGCTAGTATTGAACTCTGCGTAACCCTGGTGGTGCGGAGTTCCACTCGAACCGAGCTCTCGGTTAGCAATTGACATCTTCAGATTAGAGGGAAAATCAAAATCATCCGAAGGGTTATTTATCGTAAAGCACCAATTTCTTGATTTCGCCATGGTTGGTTGGAAATTGACAAATGAGGGATGGGGGCCAGTATTACCCCCATCCCATGATCTGATCCATAAGCCCATGGGCCTATAGCAATCGATCACCCTCTAATATCTCTCACAACCCTTTTTTAACAATGAGGCGCACGTTTAAACGAAGACGAAGCTTTAAGCCTTATGTTGCACGGAAACGTAAGCGTACAATGACTAAGCGCCGTACTTATGCTCGACGGGTACCTAGGTTACGGATAGGTGCATTTCCAAACACAAAGACATTAAATTTACGATATGTAGAAAACTTTACGTTGAATCCCGGTGTATTGGGTTCATCAGTCAACGTATTTAGTATGAACGGATTATTTGATCCAAATATATCAGGGACAGGACATCAACCGATGTTCTTTGACAATTACATGGCCATATATGGACAATATCGAGTAAATAGGGCATACATTACATTCATAGCTTGCGATACACACATAGTAAATCAAATCCAAACAGCATCAGGTGGAACAGTGGGTCAATATTATGCCGCCAATGAAAGGGCTGTACGTATGTTTATAGTCAAAGACCAGGAACAGACTGACTATAGTTCAAGCTTGAACACTCTTATTGAAGAAGGGAATACCAACATGGCTTGGAGATATGCTCCACAGACTACATCACTGACAATGCCGAAATTACATATGGCGGCGACCCTACGACTCTATTGAACGTCAACAAAAAGGACGAGGAACTACAAGGTAGTGTAACTAGCAATCCTTTAAACGAAGCGTATTTTATATGCGGAGTAGACAACATGCCAGGCACCAACGCCGATAGCATGAACTTTGAGGTTATCATAATGTATAATGT